CACAGAAGATAACCGAGTTCGTAAACTAGATTACTCCATTCAAATCAGCAAGCTGTTCTATGAGCGTTTCATCAACAACCAAGACATCTCCCTCTTCAGTCCGCACGACGTTCCTGTTCTGTATGATGCTTTTGGTACTGATAGATTTGATGCACTATACAATGATTATGAATCAGATCAGTCTATTCCAAGAAAAACTATCGGTGCTCAAGAACTCATTCTAAACCTTCTGAAGGAGAGGGCAGAGACTGGTCGTATCTACATTATGAATATCGACCATTCCAATACACACTCATCTTTTAAAGACAAGGTTAACATGTCTAACCTCTGCCAAGAGATTACACTCCCAACAGATCCTATCATTCATATTGATGATGAGTTTGGTGAGATTGCTCTGTGTATTCTTTCTGCTATTAATGTTGGTAAGATTAAATCGGATTCTGAACTTGAAGAGTTGTGTGATCTTTCCGTCCGTGGACTCGAAGAACTGATTGACTACCAGGAGTATCCTGTGAAGGCAGCAGAACGCGCTACAAGGGCACGTAGATCCCTTGGAATTGGTTTTATTGGTCTAGCACATTACCTTGCTAAACTAGGGTTTAAATATGACTCTCAGGAAGCATGGGATGCAATTCATGGTCTCTCAGAATCATTTCAGTTTTATCTCTTGAAATCTTCTAATCAACTTGCAAAGGAAAAGGGTTGGTGCGAAAACTTTGGTCGTACAAAGTATGCAGATGGAATTCTTCCGATTGATACATATAAGAAAGATGTAGACGAGATTAGCAACCAGGAGTTAGAACGTGATTGGGAGAAGCTTAGGGCATCCATCTTGGATCACGGTCTTAGGCACTCAACATTGTCCGCACAAATGCCTTCAGAAAGCAGTTCCGTTGTGTCAAACGCTACCAATGGAATCGAACCTCCTAGAGGATACTTGTCCATTAAAAAGTCAAAACAAGGGCCTCTTAAGCAGATTGTTCCATCCTATTCTACACTGAAGAATAACTATACTCTTCTATGGGATATGGAAAATAATGACGGATACATCAAGTGCATTTCAGTCATTCAAAAGTTCTTTGATCAGGCAATCAGTGGAAACTGGTCTTATAATCCAGAAAACTATCCAAACAAAGAAGTGCCTGTTTCGGAAATGGCAAAAGACTTACTAACCACATACAAGTACGGTTGGAAGACATCTTATTATCAAAATACTTACGATAGTAAGAGTGATGAAGTTGATGAAGAAAAATCAGAACTTCAAGATTTACTAAATCAAATAGAAGAGTATGAACAAGAGGATTGTGAATCCTGCAAAATCTAACGACTTTATATTTTAACGAGGCAACGAATGCAATACGACTTTCTGACAACCAAAGAACAGATTAATACGATTGAAGGTATGACAGTATTTAATACTGAACAAGTGAACACTAAAAAGCAACCAATGTTCTTTGGTAAACCTTTAGGTCCACAAAGATATGATTCTTACAAATATCCAATCTTTGATAAACTTACTACTCAACAACTTGGATATTTTTGGAGACCAGAGGAAGTCTCACTACAAAAAGATCGTGGAGATTATCAAACACTAGAACCAGAACAGAAACACATCTATACTTCTAACTTGAAGTATCAGATCATGCTTGATTCTATTCAGGGTCGTGGACCTAATATGGCATTCCTTCCATATTGCTCACTCCCTGAACTTGAGGCATGTATAGAAGTGTGGGGATTCATGGAAATGATCCATAGTCGCTCTTATACATACATCATTAAAAACGTTTATTCAGACCCATCTGAAGTATTTGATAAGATTGTCACTGACGAGCGTATTCTAGAGCGTTCTAGAAGCGTTACAGAAGCATATGATGACTTTATTCGTAGTGCTCAAATGTGGGGCACTGGCAATATGTGGAAAGAAGACTTCAGATCTTCACCAAGTTCTAAATGGGAGATCAATGATGTCAAACGAAAACTGTACAGAGCAGTTGCAAATGTCAATATTCTTGAAGGTATTAGGTTCTATGTCTCCTTCGCTTGCTCGTTTGCATTTGGAGAACTCAAACTTATGGAAGGATCCGCTAAGATTATCTCTCTCATCGCCAGAGACGAAAATCAGCATCTTGCAATTACTCAAAACATTTTGAACAAATGGAAATCTGGTGATGATCCTGAAATGAAAAAGATCATAGATGAAGAACAAGAGTGGACTTATAAGGCATTTGATCTTGCCGTAAATGAAGAAAAGAAGTGGGCAGATTATTTGTTCAAAGATGGATCTATGATTGGTTTGAACGACAAACTGCTAAAACAGTATGTAGAATGGATTGCCAATAGGAGATTAAAAGCAATCGGGTTAAAACCTCAGTATGATATTTCTGCGAATAATAATCCACTCCCATGGACGCAGCATTGGATTTCTTCCAAAGGTCTTCAAGTTGCTCCTCAGGAGACTGAATCAGAATCTTACTTAGTAGGAGGAATTAAACAAGATGTCCAGTCCAACACATTCTCAGGATTCAAGCTATAGTATAGAAAAATATAAAGAAGAGTGGGAGTTTATGGATTCAATCGAACCATTGACTCCTCCTAAACCAAGCAAGGATGAAGTTAAACTTTGTTTAGATGCTTATAAACGAGCAGCAGAATATGATGACTTTATGTTTGGAAATCATGATGTGCTTGATGAGTTTACTGGAATAACAACATAGATAGTGAAGATACAACATTTTTTATGCCAAGCAATGGAGTAAAGAAAGACGAACTCAAGGTTCGTGTGCTAAAATTAAAGACTCAGGTAGATCAAGAACCTTCATCAGTATTGAAGGGTGAGAGAGATCTTGCTCATAAATACTTAAACAAAGTTCTTGATATACTTGATGAATATCGATATTGATTATGAAAATCCTTGGATTTACATGGAACGAGCTTTTAATAGCGATGATATTGGGGACTACTTTGGTTTTGTTTATAACATTACCAATCTCTCCAACCAACGACAATACGTTGGGAGAAAATATAATAGAATTAGTTAACGATAAAAATTAATCCCTCTTGTAATTGTGCTTTATATTTTTTAAACCCAATTTTTTTATCTTTCATATATGAAGTAACACTTTCCCAAACATTTTCTCCATCACTTACTCTAACATTTCTTGATGTAGTAAGTGTTTTTTTATGTTCTTCTGTGAGTTTTCTTCCATACATTGGATTCCCTTCACCCGAATACATCTTACTAAATTTTTCACGAACTTCTGGTTTATACATTGGGTTATATGATTTGTCTTTCATTTTCTCACTTCTCATATCACAAAACTTATCATTTTTCATAACAACTTCATATATTCCAGATCTTTCACTAACAAAAAATCTTCCTTCAATATTTGTGTTATAATAATCATCAGTCATTAGAACATCTCTTTTGAATTGTTCCATGGTTTCATAGTAAGACATTGATTTTTTGTGAGGGCACAAATAAAGAATTTCCCTCAAAAAAATATCTTTACCAAGAAGTTTTACATCTTCATTTAGTTCATCGCAGGAACCAAAATAATTTTTCCAATCACTTTCTTTTGTTTTTCTTCTACCAGTTTTTTTATCTTTTCTTCTTGTCCAAAAAGATTTCTTTCCAATATATTTTCTATCATTGGTTAAGTTTGTTATTAGATAAACAAATCCTTCTATACCTTTAGGGGCATCTATAAAATCTTCATCGTTATATTTCCAATTCATAGAAATACTTTCTACCATTAAAATTATTTATAATGAAAATATTTTTAGCAGCATTAAAAATCATAAATTGGTTTTTATCCAAAAGACAAAAAAATCACTTGACGGAAGAACCAAGTGCTTCTATAGTGGAGGAACCTACTTCCGAAAAGATTATTATGGAAACGCAGATTGAACCTGTGGTGCAGATTCGTGATTGGGCAGTTGACAAAATTGAAACTCTTACTCAACATGGAAATGCTGTTGATCAACTAAATGCCCTTGCAATTATTGATGAGTTTCATGAGTGGTTGAATATCCCCGATGGAACACAAGAACTTGATTACCTTTGCTTGGAAGATCAAGACTGGACAGAGGATCAGGAGATCGATATTCGGTAAACCAAACTCTTGACAAACCATAAATATTAACTTATTATGAAGAAATCCCACCTCAAAAGGGTGGGATTTTTATTATGAGACTTTGATTGATTTAGAGCCGTGGAGATTGCCTCTTGAGAAGGAGGTGTACCCCTTTCTCTATACGGATGTAGAGTTCAATTTAATTTAGTGCAAAATTTCTTTACAGTAGCCA